ATACGCGATGCTGTGCGCGTGGTGGGAATTGATTGATTTGTATAGCCAGGAACGTACAGACGTACGAAGGCAGTCGTAGCAATTCTCATGGTCTTGAGAATCCACTGACTAGGTGGTGGGTGTCGTTTAGCGGTTCTGGGGAGTTAGTCCAGAGGTGACATCAGGCCGTATTACTGAGGGTGTTCCTCAATGCGTACCATCTTGTAGTCACCGCCCCTGTCTTCCTGGTGAGGTTGTTTACTGCTCTTCGCAGTTGGGGCTTCCGTATATCTTATGCCTTTAAGGGTGCGACTGCCACACCCGACATCCCTTTGACTCTTAACGCCAGTCGGTCGAATCCTTGTTCGACTTGCCCATGTTACACGCTTCACATAGCACTTGCAAGTTACTCTTGTCCAGCTCTAGCTCTGGAAACAGTGATCGTGGCTTGATGTGGTCAACGTGAATATAACCACCAACTTCTCCACAGCATTGACATTTCTTGCCCAGCTTTACAAGAACGCTGTACCTGAGTTCGCGCCATTCCCTGGTCTTGTAAAAAAGCGCCCCCATGCCAGTTCTGTAGGCTGGGATTGGCTGAAATACCGGACGAGGCTTAGGTTGGCTTTTCTTGGCTATGGCATATCCAATTTGGGATGCCTTCTTCTGGATAAGATCCTTGATCACTTGGCTGCTTAGTGCCATCTGCTCCAGCTTTTTCTTAGCCTTTTCTGCTCGTTTTTTACGCATGGACTTAACAGCCCTCATGCCTGCTTTGCTGTAAATCGCCATGAAAAAAGCCCTTTAGGGGTGGCATAGTCGCACCCAGCGAGTAGTCTCGCCGGCTATACCACTTCTAAAAGGCTTTACTTGGTGCGAACAAGTAGGGTAATTTTATCAGTATTTGCCATTGACAGCTAGATGTTAGATTACTATACAATGGGCTGCATGGGATATAAAGTACCTGCTGTTTTGCCGAAGACTGAGTTCCAGAGAGTCAAAGAACTCAAGAAGATGCTGGTTGAGAGCAAGGGTGAGGCTGTGGTCAAGAAAGTCATTGACATTGCCCTCAATGATGACCATCCTATGCAGATGGCTGCGCTCAAACTGTGTATGGAACGTGCCTTGCCTGTCAGCCTGTTTGAGAAGACCTCTGCCCAGCGCAATGCTGTCAACATCACCATCTCTGGCATCGGTGTCGAGGTGAAACAAGATCAGATCGTTGATGACCAAGATATTGAGGACGTTGAACCCAAATGAACTGGCTGATCACACTGCATAAGCAAAGCCACCTGGAAACTAAGCAGGTCTTAGTCAGCGCTAAGAATGTTCACTACGCTGTGAAGGCGCTAATGGCAGAGTACCCCGAATACTCTAGTGCCGACAAGATTACGATCTGTCCGTCTGAGATCATCAATTTCAAGCCAGACGATGAGTGATCTGAACTTCTCTCTCCTGCCCTGGCAGCAAGATGTCTATACAGACCCAACCAGGTTTAAGGTAATCGCTGCTGGCCGTAGGTGTGGGAAGTCTCGACTCGCAGCAACCATGCTGATCATCGAGGGGCTTAGATGTCCACAGGGTTCTGCCGTGCTGTACGTCAGCCCCACTATGGGTCAGTCCCGTCAGATTGTCTGGGATCTCTTGCTGGAACTGGGGCGGGAGGTCATCCAGACCAGCAACGTCAACAACCTAGACATCACCCTGATCAACGGCGCCAGGATCTACGTCCGAGGTGCTGATCGGCCAGATACCCTGCGCGGTGTGTCGCTCACCTTTGCCGTGCTGGACGAGGTTGCCGACATCAAGCCTCAAGCCTGGGAACAGGTTATCCGAGCCTCCCTGTCGGACAAGAAGGGCAAGGCTATCTTCATCGGTACGCCCAAAGGCAGAAACTGGTTCTACGATCTGTACAAACTGGGCACCGAGGGAGATGATAAAGACTGGAAAGCGTGGCACTTCACCACCAAAGACAACCCTCTGATCGACCCTGATGAGATCGAGTCAGCCAAGAAAACCCTGTCTAGCTTTGCCTTCAAACAGGAATACATGGCCAGCTTCTCCAATGCTGGCTCCGATGTCTTCAAAGAGGAATGGATCAAGTACGGGGAAGAACCGCAGTATGGCTCGTACTTCGTGGCCGTTGATCTGGCGGGGTTTGAAGAAGTTGCCAAGCAAGCGGCCAACGCCAAGAAACGGCTCGATGAGTCGGCCATTGCGGTTGTGAAGGTGACGGACGATGGTAAGTGGTTCGTCAAAGAGATCGAGCACGGGCGCTGGGACATCCGCGAAACAGCGGCTAAGATTTTGATGAAGATGCGCGACTACAGACCGTTGAGCGTCGGAATCGAGAGGGGGTCGTTGAAAAACGCTGTTTTGCCGTATTTGAGCGATTTGATGAGAAAAAACAATGTCTTTTCGCACATTGTTGATCTAACGCATGGCAACCGCAAAAAAACAGATAGAATCGTGTGGTCCTTGCAGGGCCGGTTTGAACACGGCAGAATTGTGCTCAATAGCGAGGAAGACTGGGACGTGTTTGTAGACCAGCTACTGATGTTCCCGTCGCAAGGTGTGCATGACGATCTGCCCGACGCCTTAAGCTACATCGACCAACTGGCGGTGACTAGCTACTTCGAGCAAGAAGACAGTGACGAGTGGGAGCCCCTCGACATCGTAAGTGGTGTGTAACATTTTAGGAGTTAATTATGGATAAGTATGATCCTGCTGAAATTGATCGCGCTGTTCGTAGATCTGTAATGAAAAAAGATCCTTTCTATGCAAGATCATTGCAATCCAATGATCTTGGAAAAGGTAAGTCGATGGATGCCAGATCTATGCAGTCAGATGTAGGCCAAGCTGTTCCAATGCCTGAAGTTAACACATACCGGCAATATTTGATGGAAAAGGAAGCCGGTGATCCTAACGCCCTAAATCTTTCTTTCCAAGAATGGAAAAAACTTTGACTGATTGAGGTGTGCTATGGATCAAAACGAGTTCGATGAACCATCAGAGAACGACAAAGAGCTAACCGCTTTCGTTGTCGATCACTGCGACCGCTGGCGCACATACAGGGACACGAACTTTCTTGATTCTTGGCTAGAATATGAGCGTATTTTCCGTGGCGAGTGGGCTTCGGAAGACAAAACCCGCGAAAGCGAACGCAGCCGCATTGTGACGCCCGCCACGCAGCAGGCAGTCGAGACGCGGCACGCTGAGATCATGGAGGCCATCTTCGGCCAGGGCGAGTTTTTCGACATCCAAGACGATTTGAGGGATGTTGATGGCAATCCGCTCGACGTTCAGATGCTCAAAGCGCAACTGATGGAGGACTTCAAGCAGGACAAAATCCGCAAGTCTATCGATCAGATCGAATTGATGGCTGAAATCTATGGGACGGGCATCGGAGAGATTTTTGTCAAGACCGAAAAGGTCTTTGAGCCAGCCACCCAGCGCATTCCAGGTCAGCCGCAGCAAGCGGCCATCGGCGTTGTCGAGAAAAACCGCGTCGCCGTCAAGATAAACCCAGTCAATCCTAAGAACTTTTTGTTTGACCCCAATGGCACCAGCATTGACGACTGCATGGGCGTGGCGGTTGAGAAGTATGTCTCCATCCACAAGGTGGTAGAGGGCATTGAAAAGGGTATTTATCGCAAGGTCAACATTACTCCGACGTATGAAGACACAGACCTTGAGCCTACGCAGGAAGTAAGCCAGTACCAAGACGAGAAGGTGCGTCTACTGAACTACTACGGTCTGGTGCCCAAGGAGTATTTGACCGAAGAAGACAGCGAAGTGGTTGAGTTGTTCCCTGACGACTCAGCGGCTGAAGACTACACCAACATGGTTGAGGCCATTGTGGTGATCGCCAACGGCTCAATGCTGCTCAAGGCTGAAGAAAATCCGTACATGATGAAGGACAGGCCCATCCTGTCTTATCAGGACGACACGGTGCCCAACCGACTGCTAGGACGGGGTACGGTGGAGAAGTCCTACAACATGCAAAAAGCGATTGACGCTCAGGTCAGAAGCCATTTGGACTCTCTGGCGCTGACGACATCCCCCATGATGGGCATGGACGCCACGCGACTGCCCAGAGGCGCTCGCTTTGAGGTCAAGCCGGGCAAGGCGTTCATGGTTAACGGCAACCCAGCCGAGATTTTGTTCCCGTTCAAGTTTGGTGAGACAAGCCCGAACAACCTCAATACGGCCAAAGAGTTCGAGCGGATGCTGCTGCAATCGACCGGCACGCTCGACAGCCAAGGCATGGTCAGCCAAGCGGCCAGAGACGGGGCGGGGATGTCGATGGCGGTGGCCACGATCATTAAGAAGTACAAGCGTACGCTGGTCAACTTCCAAGAGGACTTCCTGATCCCATTCATCCAGAAGGCGGCGTTCAGGTATATGCAGTTCGACCCCGAGCGCTATCCGTCGGTGGACATGAAGTTCATTCCGACGGCCACGCTGGGCATCATCGCCCGTGAGTACGAGCAGCAGCAGTTCATTGGTCTCTTGCAGACACTCGGGCCAAACACACCAGTGCTGCCGTTGATCCTCAAAGGCATCTTGAATAACTCCAGCTTGAGTAACAGGTACGAGTTGATCTCGGCGCTCGATCAGATGAGTCAGCCAGACCCGCAAGCCCAACAGATCGCGCAGGCGCAGCAGCAACTGGCGCTGCAAGCGGCTCAGGCTCAGATTGCTGTGCAGACCACGCAGGCCGAGCAGAACAGAGCAGAGGCTCAGAAGCTGCTGACCGAGGCTCAGTTGATGCCACAAGAAGTTCAGGCTAAGGTCATTGCTTCGACGACTAAAAACTTGCCGCAGGGCCAGGAGGCTAGCGAGTTTGACAAGCGGGTCAAGATCGCTGAGTTGATGCTCAAAGAGGCTGACATCAAGAACAAAACAAAGATTGTAGAGCTTCAGATGACCGACAAGCTGTCGGCAGCAGCTAAGACAGAAGAAGACTTCTTAACCGAGTTGACTGAAGGTCTAAAGCAAAATGCCTAATGTTAAAGACCTGTTGAAAAAGATAGAGTCTGGCGACCTCTCCTATGAGGAGAAGTTGCTTGCTCTATCGCAAGTTGAGGCCACTCTAAAAGAACTAAAAGAAAAGAAAGAGCAGCGCGTCAAGTTTAATGTTCAACTCATCATTGATGAGATTAAGAAGATTAAATATGAAGTTCAAGCCCAACTTGATTATGCTAAGTCGATAGTCCCAGAACGTGGGCCAAAGGGCGATCCCGGTGAGCGCGGGAAAGATGGCGTTTCGGGGCGTGACGGCCTTCCTGGCAAAGACGGGAAAGACGGCAAAGATGGCAAAGACGGTAAGGATGGCGTATCCGTTACCGATGCCAAAATTGACTTTGATGGCAGTCTTGTTATCACTCTATCGACTGGTAGAGAAATCAATGTTGGTGAAGTTGTGCCTCCTGATCTTGCAGAGAAGATCAAGGTTACGATGTCAACAAACTCATCTTTAACAATTGAAGATGAGGGGTCTGTACTTTCAACTGCTGTACGCAACATCAATTTTGTTGGAGCAACAGTAACAGCATCAAATTCTGGAGATGAAGTTACAGTCAATGTATCTGCTGGCACTGGATCTGTTACATCCGTAGCTATGACAACCCCAACGGGGCTGTCAGTTAGTGGATCTCCGATCACTACAACGGGAACGCTGGCTCTGTCAATGACGGCAGGCTATTCGATTCCAACTACCGCATCTCAGACAAATTGGGACTCTGCTTACTCTGAGCGTCGTCAATGGGATGGTGGATCAACCAATTTAGTTGCTCCTACTGGCCGCACATCTCTTGGCGCTACCACTCTTGGATCTAATCTTTTTACGATCACAGATCCAGGGGCAATCACATTTCCACGCTTTAACGCTGACAACACTGTTAGCGCATTAAGCGCACCTTCGTTCAGAACGGCCATTGGTGCTGGTACTGGCGATGGCACTGTTACCTCTGTTGGCGCCACATCTCCAGTTGCATCCTCTGGCGGCGCAACACCAACAATTAGTCTTTCTTCTGGCTACGGAGACACGCAAAACCCGTACGCCAGTAAGACAGCCAATTTTGTCCTGGCGGCGCCTAACGGCACGGCTGGAGTGCCTACGTTCCGCGCTATTGTGGCGGCCGACATCCCTACGCTCAACCAAAATACGACCGGCACTGCCTCCAATGTGACCGGAACCGTAGCAATTGCTAATGGTGGCACTGGACAGACCACTGCTAGTGCCGCTTTTAATGCCCTGTCTCCTGTAACAACAACTGGAGATCTAATAATTGGCAATGGCACGAACAGTGCAACTCGTCTTCCTATTGGCGCAAACACCTATGTGTTGACATCTAATGGGACAACTGCTTCATGGGCTGCGCCAAGTGGTGGAACTGTAACAAGTGTTGGTGCAACAGTTCCATCGTTCCTATCAGTATCTGGTTCGCCAATCACCACAAGTGGAACACTGGCAATCTCTCTTGCGTCAACACCGTCAAACGGGCAGTTGTTGATTGGTAATGGAACTGGTTTTTCCTATGCAACCCTCACTGCTGGAAGTAACATCACGATTACAAATTCAGCAGGCGGCATCACTATCGCATCAACTGGCGGCGGCGGTGGTGGAAGCACTGGCCCTAAAGCTAAACTAGACACTTGGATGATTGGAGCAATGTAAATGGCACAGAATACAAACCCTATTTTTCCGCTAACACCTGTTAATACATGGGTCAGTGGCACTGGAGCAACGGCTGGAACTCCTGGTTTAACGGCAAACACAACCACTGACCTTACCGCAGGCACGATTTACGGCCCGATATTTACTGGCAAAGCGGTCGATGGATCACGGCTTGATTTTATTAAAGTTCGTGCGCTTGGCACTAATACGGGAACTGTGATTCGTATCTGGATCAATAATGGATCAGCAACAACCACGGCAGCAAATAATGCGTTGTATTTAGAAAGAACATTGTCTTCAACCACTGTCTCTCAAACAACAGAACAGCCCGACATCATCTTGCCGTTGAACATTAGTATACCTGCTGGATATCGCATCTATGCAACATTTGGTACTGCTGTGGCGGCTGGCTTTCACTTGACTGCTGTTGGCGGGGACTACTGATGTTTACGGGTTTTGCATCCGAAAACACACCTGCAATTCAGGTGTGGGATTTTTCAAGATCATTTGTCAATACCCCTAGAATTGGATTAACCGATGACTGTGCTCCGATTCAGTTTTTTAAAACAGGAGGCAATAGTCAAATTTATTTGTATCTACCTTCTTGTCCAATAGAGGGCAAAATAATTACTATTTATAACGCCTCTTTTAATAGCACTTCAGCAACTACAGTATATATTTTTTGTTCAGATGTTTCTGGGGCGGGAACCACAAGCCAGATTGATGCGATAGGTGTTGGTGGTGTTCTTCAACTGTGCTATTCAAAAAACATTATTAGTTACGGCCCAAGTCAAGGAGCATTGGCGACTGGATGGTTTCCATTAAATAGAGCGCCATATAGCGCCATTAACGCTTATTCAGTCAACAATTCTTATCTTGGCGCTGCCTCTGGTCAAAGCTCTGTTGTTATTGGTGGATTTGGTATTACAGCTTCAGGTTTATGGTCAGCCTGTGTCAGTGGCAGTAGCAATACTGCAAGTGCAACACGGTCTGCTGTAATTGGTGGCTCAAATAACACAGCAAGCGGCTCAGAATCAGGTGTTTTTGGTGGCTCAAATAATACCGCAAATGGCAATAGTTCATTTGTCGCATCTGGGTCATTTGGAACAGCGCGATCAATTACTGGAAGTGTAACTTTTGCTGCAAGTTTAAATCCAATAACAAGTGCATTAGGAGTTTCACAGACCGAAACTTTAATTTTAGCTAGACAAACAACAGATGCAACTGTAACTACGTTGTGTTCTAATAATTCAGCAGCAGGCACCACAAACCAAGTTATCCTGCCAAACAACAGCGCGTACTACGTCAGAGGAAGCATCATTGCTACCGTAACTGGCGGCGGCAACACAAAGTCTTGGGATTTCATTGCTACCATCAAACGAGGCGCTACAGCAGCTTCAACAGCGATTGTTGGCGCGGTGACTCTGAACGTGCAAGCGGCTGACGCAGGGGCGGCTACATGGGTTGTAGCAATCACAGCAGACACAACAAACGGCGGCCTTGCTGTTACAGTAACTGGACAGGCAGCTACAACAATCCGATGGGTGGTAAAAATTGAAACAACTGAGGTAACTTTCTGATGGCTCTAAAAATCTCTATCCCCACCAGCAGCGTTGGTGTTCCCTTCACGGAAGCCTACGCCCGTATTACCAACATCTTTGGTAACAAAGACCAAGTGCAATACCAAGTGTCCGTGTCTGCCAATGCTGATGCTCGTCATGCCAATGCACAAGAGGTTGCAAGCCATGCGTTTTATTGTGCTTTGCCACAGGGCAATTTAATAGATGGCCTGTATGCCGACCTCAAGCAACAGGTTGGTTTTGAAAACGCAGAGGATTGTTGACATGGAACCCGGTGAAATTGATCCAGTTAGATATGGCGTTCTATGGGAGCGCGTACAAGCTATGGATAAAAAAGTAGATAAGATGGAGCGCCAGATTGAGGAGCTTTTAGCTTTGGCTAATAAAGGCAAAGGTGGCTTCTGGATGGGGATGACTATTGCTTCCTCTGTTGGCGCTGCTGTAGCATGGATTGGAAATCATTTCAGGGGAGGCTGACGTGATAGATCCCATCACCGCCCTATCTGCCATATCGTCTGCTGTTGCCCTTGTAAAAAAGGTGTCGAAGACAGTGGACGATGTTGCGTCCCTTGGGCCGGTGCTGGGCAAGTACTTTGACGCTAAGGAGCAGGCCATTGAGGTGGTCAAGCAGGCCAAGGCTGGCGGCTTCAAGGGATCATCACTGGGCAAAGCGCTTGAGCTAGAGATGGCGCTGGATTCGGCAAGGGAGTTTGAAGAGCAGATCAAGATGCTTTTCTTCCAGAGCAACAAGATGGACGTCTGGGCGCGGATTACAGCCCGTGCCAAACAAATGGAAATTGACGCCGCGCATGACGCAAGGCGCAAAAAGGAAGCGGCCAAGAGGCGGCAAGCCGAAATTGAAGAGTTGATGATACTGGTTGGCGGCGGCGCTGTTGCGCTTGTCTCAATTGGCGTGATTGTGTGGGTGGTCATGCAATTGATCTCGGGGCAGATGAAATGAGTGAAAAGCCCGAGACAATCGTTGACAAAGTTCTCGGGTACGTTGACTCGCCGTTCAAGCTGTTTGCTGTGATCCTGATGGCAGTCTTTGCTTTTGCTGGTTTTGCTCTGTATGAAAGCCAGGACTTCATTCGTGACGCCTACAAAGAATCACAAAAGCTGCCAGAGATACGAACAGACAGAGCCGACGATGCTGCGACGATGCTTTTTAAACAGACCGGCGCCACGGTGGTGGCGATCTTTAAGGTCAACCCGCTGTTTAACTCTCGCACGCTGTACAAAGCCTATACCAAAGACGGGCGTGACAAGACCATTGAGAACATAGACGTCGGTCTATTTACCCACAACGCTTCGAACAATGCCGATGTGGTCAAGCTGATGACCAACGAAATCCCGTGCGGTGAATACCGTTACGCGCAGTCTGAAGTTGGGCTTTGGTATCTGGAAAAAGGCGTGACTTACACTTGCCGCGTCAGTGTGCCGCCCGATTCGCATCGATTTGTTGGGCAAGTTACGGCGGGTTGGATGGAACAGCCCAAAAACCTTGAGCAGACCAAGTTCATGCTGGAGATCGCCAGCGCCATGCTGACAAAAAGAGGGAACTGATGACCCCAGAACTGCAAAAATACTACGAAGACCGTTTTGATCTCTTCATTCATCCTGGCTGGATTGCCATGATGGAGGATGTTGACAACATGCTCGCCGCAATGAACAATGTCTCTACCATTGCGGACGAAAAAAGTCTACAATTTCGTAAAGGCGAGATTTCCATCCTGATCTGGCTAAAAACCTTGAAAAAGGTCAGCGAAGATGCGTATGAGGATCTAACAAGTGAAAAGAATTTATGAATTTGCCTGCGTATGCGGGCATCGCACTGAGGCTTTAGTCGGTTATGAGACGACTGAGGTGCAGTGTGGATGCGGCGGTACAGCCAGCCGCGTCATAAGCGCACCCAATTTTAACTTGGAAGGCTGGTCTGGCTCTTTTCCATCTGCCCACGGGCGGTTTGAGCACAGACACGTTGAGAAGTTGAATGCGGAACGCAAAGCCAACTCATAAGCCACAGGGCCGAGTTGAATCTCCTACAACCGTTTTGGCAGGAAACCAATTATGCTGATTGACCAAGAACCCGAGCCGCTAGGCGAACTCGAAACAGAAGAGGCGAAATCTGAACTCCCTGAAAAATACAGGGGCAAAAGTTTGGAAGAAGTCGTGCGGATGCACCAAGAAGCTGAAAAGTTGATTGGCAAGCAAGCTCAAGAAGTGGGCGAAATCCGCAAGCTAAGTGACGAGTTAATCAAGCAAAACCTCGGCTCTAAGCAACAGCGTGTTCACGAGGATGAACCGGAGGTTGACTTTTTCCAAGACCCTCAAAAAGCAGTTCAGGCGACCATTGAAAAGCATCCAGACGTTCTTGCGGCCCGACAGGCCAGCATGGACTTCAAGCGGATGCAGGTTCAGCAAAAGCTGTCGCAGGAGCACCCCGACTTCACACAAGTCGTGGGCGATTCAGAGTTCCAGAACTGGGTGAAATCTTCATCCGTGCGTCTGGCGCTTTACGCGAAAGCAGATGCTGAATTTGACTATGACTCGGCCAATGAACTGTTGTCCACTTTTAAGCAATTGCGCGGTGTTAAAGCCCAGCAGGCAGAGCGAACAAGCGACGCCACACGGGTCAAGAACATGAAAGCGGCGCAAGTTGATGTAGGTGGCTCTGGCGAGAGTTCCAAAAGAGTCTACCGGCGGGCAGACCTCATTCGGCTGAAAATGACAGATCCCGCAAGGTACGAGAGTCTCAGTGATGAGATTATGCAAGCGTACTCTGAAGGACGAGTCCGGTAATAACTTTTTTCTGGAGATTTAACATGGCAAACACCGCCTTTTCCCCTACCAATTCGGTAACCACCACCTCTGCGGCCAATTTCATTCCAGAAATCTGGAGTGATGAGATTGTCGCTGCCTACAAAAAGAACCTCGTCTTGGCCAATGTGGTTAAGAAGATGTCCTTCCGTGGCAAAAAGGGTGATACCGTTAACATCCCGTCGCCTGCCCGTGGCAATGCTTCGGCTAAAGCTGCTACTGATGCCGTTACTCTGATTGCAGAAAGCGACACCAATATTCAGGTGCTGATCAACAAGCACTATGAGTACAGCCGTTTGATCGAGGACATTGTTGAGGTGCAAGCCCTGACGAGCCTGCGTTCTTTCTACACGGAAGATGCTGGCTACGCTTTGGCAAAGCGCATCGATACTGACCTGGTTCAGCTTGGACGCGCTTTCAACGGCGCCACCATTGGTACCAACGACTATGCCACCAGTGCTGCAAGCACTAAGGCATATATTGGCTCTGATGGCACCACCGCCTACAACAGCAGCACCTCGAACGCTGCGGCACTGACTGATGCGGCTATCCGTCGCACCATCCAGCGTCTGGATGACAACGACATCCCTATGGATGGCCGTTTCTTCCTGATCCCGCCTTCGAGCCGCAACACCCTGATGGGTCTGGCCCGCTATACCGAGCAAGCATTCGTTGGCAACGGCGATGCTATCCGCAACGGTGAAATCGGTCAGTTGTACGGTATCGCTGTGTTCGCTTCGTCCAATGCCGACACCGGCGCTGGTAACAGCGGCGCAGACCGTATCTGCCTGATGGGTCATCGTGACTCGATGGTCCTGGTTGAGCAGCTTGGCATTCGCTCGCAGACTCAGTACAAGCAAGAGTACCTGGGCACCTTGTTCACCGCAGACACGATCTACGGTGTGAAGGCTCTGCGTACCAATGCTACTGGTACTGCTGCTGACGCCTCCGCTGCTTTCGCCCTGGCTGTTCCGGCCTAATTGCAGTTGCCCCTCCCCCTCCGGGGGGAGGGTCTTTTTTATAGGAGATCAAAATGGCTGCTGCATCCGCTGTCGTTTCCCGTCGGGGTAACGATCAATTT